TCCGAGTTTGATTGAGATCGCACCAGTGGTTACAAAATTAAAAGTTGACAACGTTAACGTTCCAGTGCCTAGCCCAATCGCAGCACTGGTAACGATGCCTTTGAACTCAAAATAAAACTGGTCTCCAGTGGCGTCGAAGTTCTTGCCTTTCTCAACAATATGTAGTTCAGCGTCAAACTCGGCTCCGAGCTTTTGCCTCAAAATCAATTCGTGCAAATAACTAGGCACGTCTGAATCAACAGTCAGGCCAGCGGCATCAGGGTCGTAATGGAATTGACATTCAATGCTGCCACTGCCACTAATCAGGCTGCTTTCGTTCTTGCGAAACTCATCACTGAGTGCCGTAACGTCTACAACCTCGCGATCGTTGTTTAGTTCAAAAGAACGTACCAAGCCAAGGATGTTGTACTCGGCCTGAACGCTTTTAACTTCAATTGGTATGGCCGTTGTAATCGCAGCCAAAGTAATTTTGCCCGTACTTTGACCGTTCAACGCATTAGCAAATGTGTCATAAAGACAAATGCCTCCTAGCTCATCAACGTTGATATACCAGTTGCCGTCGGGAAGTTGACTACCACCGTCCCAGGCAGAAGCATCAATAAATGCAAGGTTTGCGCCGTTAGTGCTTTTGATCTGCAGCCGATCACCCGTCAGCAGCATCTCCTGCGGAAAGTCAAAGCTAAACCGCTTCTTCGTGACGTTTACATCACCAGGGTCAACAGTGCTTGCAAACGTAGTAGCAGGCGTGCTGCGTCGTAGCTTGACAACGCCTGAGTTGCCCATGAAAACGGTCATAGTGACTTACTGACAAAATCACCGCTCATGGTGTAGTTCACGTTTACGCGCATCACTTCACCAACAACACAAGACAGCTCAGCACTGGTCAGCACTGCATCAAACTCCATAAACTTGTCGTCAAACTTAAGCTTGAGCCTGGCAGTTGCGGTGATCGAAGCGTCTGCCGTAGTGTCTTGGTTGACTTGATTTAACAGCTTGACTGGTGCGTCGTCGTAATACAAAACCGTTAACGCCCCAGAAGCTGACCGCACTCCAGTCGTAAACGCTCGAACATCTTCGTTTAATGCCGTGACTTCAAGCGCATCAGTATTGGCAGTCATTGACCACTGCACAACCTTGGCGACTGCAATACCCCCAAGCTCAACGCTGCCATCTTGACCCGCGTAATACTTAGCCATGGTCAGGCACCCTCAAGCTCGCCAATGAACTCACACGTCACTGTACTCAGTCCTGGCTTAACGCTCGCGATTGATGGCGGTGAAGCATATTTCCACTTCAACAAGCTGTTCGTCTCCCGAATCCAGGGAGTCAACGCCTCAGACGCTCCAGCTGCAACATTACTTGTAGTGAACTCAGCGTAGTTGTCGGCGTTCATCACATCCACAAAGTTCTGCAAAATCAACGCAGCGTTTGCATCAGTGATGTTTGCGAACGTTAAGGACAGGCTGCTGCTGTACCGCTGGTTGCCATAACGAACGCGAACAACAGCACCGTTCTGGGATTGGAACTGCTGCTCAGGAAATATTCCCGGCGTGTAAGAACGGCTGGTGGGAACTAATGCTGGAAAACTTACTGCTGTCATCAGTCCGTAACGTCAAACAGCGCGTTCTCAGGATTCAGGATAGCCAACCTACCTGCTTGGTCCACTTTCTGATAGCTGCCGCCAATGTCCACAAAACCATCGTCATCAATAGTCAGGCTGGTCACCCTGTAGATACGTTTTTGCTGGTTTTCCATCTTGATGGTAAAGATCGAGCTGAAGAAAACCTCATCGCCCGTCTTGCCGCCTGCAATTTGCAGCTGACCTTCAATAACTTCCGTCTGACCAGGACGCCAGAAAAACACGGTGTACGTGCCATCGGCAAGCGCAGTTGTGGAAGTGACGCCACCAAACTGATCAACACTGCCGTTATTAAAACGACTGGTGTGTGATGCGTTCGAAATTACCTTGATGTAATCACCAGCTGTTAAGCCAAGGGCAGAGCTAGGTGTCGTCTTAAATTGAATGTTGTGCTCGCTGTGCTTACGAAGCAACAACTTGTGTTCAGCAATTCTCTTAGCGTGCTTAGAGCTAGTACAAAAACTAGTTAGATCTATAAATTCTTCTGGATCTGAATCAGAACCGCCGTCAATATCTGGAAAGCGAAGCTGCGTTACTCGTTGAGACGAAAAACCGTTCTCCTCTTCCCTTCGATAAGCAACAGTTGCTTTGAACAGCTGACGCTCTTGAGTCGGCAAGAAACTTACCTGCATGTCCTTCATGTTGCCATCGGTAAATAAAGCTTTAACGCTTTTGGTAATATCTTGCGCTGGCTCGATAACAAACGTCGCAGGGTTATAAGGGACAGAAGGCATCAAAGAAAACTTGCCCCCAACAATAGTAAAGTCGAGCAAACTAAACGCAGCGTTTGTGTGAATAAACTCTCGTAGGCCAACACGATCACCAACAACGCCATCAAATCGAAAACCATTAGCTCTACAAAACTTGGCTGCAATCACCATTGCATCGCGGTCGATTGTGTCTCTAGGGATGCGCTTGCCCGCACCAAGACGATCGCTAACAAGTAGGTTAAAAGCAATTTCAGCAAAGTTATTGGTTGCGGCTAGATCTGCAGTAGTAAGAGCTGTAGTGCCGTCGTCATTAATTAACCGCTCCACCTTAATACCTTGTTTTACATAAGCGCTTAATTGACCCATTGAAGACCAATCCTTACCTGCTAAAACTCGTAGACCAAGCAAAGACAAATCGTTGTACTGAGCAGCTCCAAAATTTGGCTTGTCCTCTTCAGGCCGCACCATTTCGTTGACAAAAACGACCTCATGCTCAGGTCCGTTTTGATGGCTAGTTTCTTCTACATCGAATTTTGGATAATCAGCAATTGCATCTTTTAGGTTTAACAGCGGGCGAGTTTTACCCTGTATAAACACAGCATCAACTTCTGTTATCTGAACGTCTACTAACGTTCCATCAGCAAATTGGAAGCGGACAACATCTCCAACTGTATAACCAGTGCCAGGTTCAATAACGAGCCACTGCCACTGACCAACGGCAAAGCTAGAAGCATTGACCTTAAACCCAGAGCCGTTGCCGCTATAACTTTGATGACTGTAATTAGCAGGGCCGCCACCAGAAACAAAATCATTACTTCCTAGGCTATATTCATATTTACCAATTTTGTAGAGATTAAGAGCTGTCCTTGTCGTTTTATACTCCCCTTTTTCAATCGCGCGATAAAGATTGCCGCCTGCCGCTACTATCGTTTCAATTGGCCCCATGCGATACAAAGCAGTATCGTCCTGGGGAGCAGGGCTTGGAGCCTGCATACTACTTGTAACATTGACGCCATTAAAGTAAGCAATGATAATCTCCCCGAGAGCAGTCACCTGAACATAGTAATCATTAGTGACGCTGTCTAAAACAAGCTCCAATGGATCAGTGGTCTGCCATTCCTTTACAGCTGGAACAGTTTTGACAAAATCAGCTGGATCATATTGGTAAACAGATCCAAGCTCAACAACTTCGCCCTCCCATGCTGCATACACAGCGCCATCATCTGTCGGGTTATCTACGTTTACATAGACACCCGTTGTTAAATGGCCGGTAACAGAATCCTGAACAACTTTAGGGCCGTCAATTAGGTTCCATCGCGCGTTCTCGGGCAAATTGCCAACGTTGTATTGGCTAAGGGCTTTTACAGTTCCCGCAAGTGGAGCACCGGCCTCGACTCGTTTAAAAAAGAACTCATCATTAGATGCCGTCAAATTATCTATTGGCTTGCGCACACCTGTGCAGCTAACTCGTACAGAACCAAGGGGCGAATTAATAGTGGTCATGGCAAAATTTTCTTTGCCTGTTAACAGATAGACTTCGTTTGAATTTCCAGGAATGTCAACGTATATGCCATCTGCGGTGCTGCCAGTAACAGGAACAATCCTGAACTCATACTGCCCAGGATTATGGTTAATCCGAATAGTGTTGTACTGGGGTTGTGGGTTGCTGCCGCGCACAGCAAAAATATTGCCAGCAGAAATGTCTGTAAAGGTTGTGTCATTGCTAACCCCTACTTCTCTAAATTCAATTCTAAAAAAGCTAAATCTAGTCTGAAAAGTCGAAACTCTGCCAAGCGAAAAACTTTGCTTATCTAATTCATACTGTTGAAGAATTGCAGCAGGAGGCTCGGAATTAACGTTTGCAAAATTACTGATGCGCTTAAACACAACGCTTTTGATACCAATCTCAGTTTGATCACAAACGCGATTGTTGGTGATGGTTGCAATATCTATGCGCTGCAAATGCTGCCCAAATGGCGCGTTTGCTGTTATTAGAGGGTCGGCATCAGCACTCTGGAAATATCCAAATCCTTGCTCTTTGCAAACAAACTCAAACTCTCGATCTGCAACTGGCGGGCTTTCAAATGGTAAATTCGGACGTTTTGTGCATTGAATTATTGCACTACCAAAAGCGAACAGATCTCCAACGTTGACCAAAGTATCGGCATCAGCGACTCTGCTGTCAATTGCTGTGTTCACATCGTCTAATCCGTGCGGAGGGAAAGCGTCAGGCGCTTCTCGTGCAGCCGAATTTCTAAAAGTTAACGTGTCGCCAACATTGATTTGATTGGTGTCAGTAACAACAACATTGTTCAAACGCTCCATTGCCTGACGCCCTGCATATGGCCTGACGTTGAGTCCAAGCAACAGACCATTAATTTTGTCTCGCTTGTTTCGCAGCGATTCGTCATTGTCAAAGATTTGAACAATGTCATACGGCAAAAAATACGGGGAGCCGTTAGAGACTGGTGAATGACAACCAAAAGCACGCTGTGAGTTTGGCGTTCGAGTGCCACTTAGCAACGGACGAAAGTTATTTTTTAGTTGGTCATATGCAAGAAATACATCGCTATCAGTCTCAGCAGCCAATTCTCCCGCCATCGTGTCGACGTTACTTACGCGCCCACCACCGGCAGCGTTGTTTAAAAAATATGCTCTATATCGTGCCTCTTGGTAGTTACGCAATAACTGATCACCAATAGCCAAACCCTGTGGATCAGGAGTCGCGGCAAGTTCAGACAACCCCAGCGTTGTCAGCATCTTTAACTCTTGGTGCGAGCCAAGACTTAACAACTGAGACCAAAGCAGCAATCCTTTTACACGGATGCCACCTACAGTTTCACTGCTGCCGAGTAGCTGTTCACGTTTAGCAAAAACAAGCGGAATAATGCTGCCAAGCGTTGCTAGATCCTGCAGGCTGTCAAAACCAAATAATTCAGCAAATTTTGTTTGACCGCGAGTGTCTGCAGTCTTGATCGGACTTAATGGATCCTCTAATGAAGGAGGTTTAGGCGCTAACAGCATTTGAGCTGCTGTAAACACCAAACTAATTGCAAGGCTTACAAGAACTTCTGCTAGTTTTACCTCTGGACCACAGCCAATGTCGGGAACTAACGCATACTCTTTCCCACGCTCTTTAGCCTTACAATCCGCTAATCGGCAAAACTCCCAATACTCCTCAATCGTTAGCCCTAACGCATCAATAATCTGTTGCTCTACTGGCAGTAAAGAGCGGCGGGAGTAAGACCGTTGCAGGGGATCCATATCACTTGACGGTCTCTGAATTGCAGCCATCCGCCTTCGTAGAAAGAAGCCAACCCATAACTGCCGTCAAGGCAATGGATTAACCCGAGTGTGCCTACTCTAGCGTCACCTGACTTTCTGCCCCAACGTTCCAACTGCTCTGAAAATACCGAATAGTCCTTACGACGCAAACGCCTGTACCACGATCGCTCTGGAGCGGGCATATCTATACCGTGCCAAGCCTGAACAGCCGTAGCCAAGCTCAAGCAATCAGCAGCACCATGTTTTTCAGGCACAGCTCCAAGCCTGTAAGGCAGCCCGATTAACTGGTACGGCTCAATCAAGCGTTACTGATTCGAGAGGTAACGGGCAACGCGCCAACATCTTTAGATCGCAAAACCTTGTTTGGAATGGAGGAAGTCACCGCATCAATTGCAGTGCTCAGTGCCATCTGCACACCCTCCACGTTGTAGTTAATGCTGGACGGTATCCAATATTCAGTTGATAACGTGCGGTTAGGCAGAAACGTAGAAGGGTCCATTAACACCGTGTCTACTCGCACCGACCAAAAGCTTTCAACTGCCTCATACGCTTTTGAAAGACTGAGTTGGTTATTAGCAAAGGTCAACAGACTTTCAAGATTGTCGCCTGAAAGGCTTTTTGTTGCGCCGTTATAGATGAACGGCAAGAACGCATAAGGGCTTGAATCAAACGTAATCGTGTTGGCAGTGTTGCTGTTTTGGTATCTGCCCTGATCAGCGCCCGCATTATCTTCAAAAAAGATAAATGTGGTGATTGCCTCGATCGTCATACGCCAACCCTGCTGCGAATGCTGCGCTTGTTCACGAGGTCACTGTAAACACCACGTTTGCCCATTTCAGCGCCACGCTTAGCCGCTTGAGCCATTCCCTTCTCAAACTCAGCAGCAGTGACGTAATTGACGTTATTGATCCGTTCCACGCTGTAGGTCACATCAATGGAACCACCGCCACCACCCATTTCGCCACCTACATCACCACCTGGACCGTCAGGAATAACAGCACCGCCACGAGCGCCACGGGCATAACGTCCCATGGCTTCATTCATCTTGCTTGCTGGGATTACATATTCCGGCTGGCCACCTTCGCCAATTAGTGCATTTGTTGGGCCAGAGACATAACCCCCAGCCGCAAATTTTCCAGCAGATGCAGCGTTAGCCAAACTTCCAGTGCTGGGCAAGACAGAATCAAGCGTGGAGTTTGGCACTCCTGCAAACGTGTTACCGCCCCCACCCGCTCCACCAAAGAAACTTAGTCCGATACCCAGGATCTTCATCTGAATTTGCTTGGCAATCATTTGCGCTGCCATGTCCGCAAAGTGATCTGCCGTGCGGCTAAACAGATTTGCTAACGCCTCTTGAGCAGACATGCTGCCTGTAATTAGACCTCTAAATGATTCGCTAAACGCATCTCCAATCGCTTGTGCAGCAAGAATGACTTGATTTGCAGGGTCAACAAGATTGTTAAGAACGCCCTCAACGCGATCCATTTCATCCTGAATTCGATCTGCAGGCGTCTTGGCAGCATCACGAGCGGCACCTTTAGCTTGCTTAGCTTTACCCTCTAACTCCAACCTACGCTCCAACAGCTGGTTTATCTTTGCCTGAATCTTTGCTTCAAGCTCTGAGGTTTCCGCTTTTGCCTTTAGAGCCTCAAGATTAAGAATATGGAAATCGAGCTCATCGCTCTGCTTTTCTTTTAACCTGTCAATTTCCTTGACTTGCTTGTTTATTTGAACTGTCTGTTGAGCAACCGCTGGAATAACACCAGAACGAATTAGCTCGCCATACTCACGCTCAAAAGCCGCTTTGTCTTTAATTGCATCAAGCTGATCTTGAAGAGGTCTTGCAATGTTCTTAGTTCGTTCAAGGCTTCTTTCCGCAAGCTCAAGCGCGTCCCGCTCAAACTTGAGATTTGCCACCTGAATCTCGCCAAACTCTCTGGCTTTAATTAAATTTTGATCTTCTTGATCGCCATACTTCTCTAGCTCTGCTGTGGCGACCGCGTTTGCTTTTGTCCTCGCAAGCTCACGAGTTAAGATAATCTTTGCTGCCCGTGACTGCTTGCCTTGCAGCCGAAGCAGCTCCTGTTCTGCACTTATTCGACCGCGAACAATCTCAAGTCGTTTTTTGAGGTTGATCGTTGGATCAGCAGTCGTTTTTGTATCTGTATCTAACAATGCAAGAAGCTGTGCGCGTGGATCCGTAATCGTTCTTGCTTCTTGCTCAGTAACTGGAGTCCTTTCCTCTACTGCAAACCCACGAGTTCCTCTTCGGAAAGCCCGTCTGCTAAACGTTGTGCCACGCGCTCTAATTTCTTGCTTAGTTAGCTGAACTTCTTCTTTTTTCAGCCTGTTAAGAGCAACAGCAATAGCCTGCCTTCTGTCGTCAAACTTAAGCCCTTTGGTTTGGAAAAATAATTTTTTGGCCTCTTCATCATTAAAATCTTCAGCAATGCCAAGAATTGCAGCAGAAAATGTAGCTTCGTCTTTAATTCCAGCGATACGATCAAATACAGCTTTTGAGCCAAATAATCCAGCAGCTTTTGTGGAAAGACCTGGGTCACCAAGAAACTTAAATGCGCCAGCAAGTTCTAATGCTTCTTCTTTGGTAATTTTTAGCTGCTTAGCAAGTCTGTCAATGTCTTCGGCAAAAAGCTTTGTTTCGCTGCCAGCTTGGGCAAACGATCTGTTTAACTCTTTAAGTGCATCGTTGAATTTAATTTGCTTGTCAACAGCTTCTCCAAGAGCTGTACCAAGGATTCCCAGTGCAAATCCAAACTGACCGCCAATAGCACCACCAGCCGCACCACCAATGCCGCCCAGTGCTGCTGCTTGCATACTTTGACCAAACAGTGCAGGGAAAGCACCACCAATCAATCCACCACCAATCGCTCCACCAAGCCTGCGATTACGAAGCCTGCGGGCAATAGGAGAACCTGCAATCCTTCTTCCCCCTTGAATCGCACTAGCAGCAAAACCTCTCCTTGCTGGTTCAGGACCGATTGGTGCGCTGTATTGAGTGGTTGCAATTCCAGGAGTTCGCGCCAATTCTTCATTAACTCGCCTAATAGCTGCAAATAACTCTCGATACTCTGCAGTGCCTCGGTCTACCTGACTAATAACGCCCTGCAGTGTTTCTGAATAATTACGAAGAGCATTGGTTGTATTAGCAGGCTTAAACGCAAGCAAATCTTGAATTGACTGACCTTTCGCAAACTGCGCCCCAGAACGCCCGCCACCTGCTGCCATGTCTCTAAAGGCAGCAGCAGTAGTCTCTGCTTCTTTGTTTAAGCGTCTTAACTGAATAATTGAACTAGTAAAATCAGTTTTAACGATGGCACGGGTAAAGTCAGCCCAAGCGCCTGAGCCAA